GATGATGAACACATTATAGTAATAGGAGATGGTTCTAAGTTTAGACCATCAACTTCAGTAGATACATTACAGTGTCACCACTGTAATAACGTGGTAGATACACCAGAAGAAGTTGCATCTTATCCAGACGGAAAATGTCCAGATTGCGGAAAATCTTGGACAGAAGAAACAAAACGGCACACAGCTATTACTGTGACCGCACCAGAGGCTATATCAGGAGAAGCCTGATATGGACCCCGTATCTTGCGTAGCGTTGGCGACAGGAGCGTTCAAAGCTCTTAAAGGCGCTATTGGAGCGGGGAAGGATCTGCAAGATATGACAGGACAGCTTTCCCAATGGGGCAAAGCTTTTTCTGATTTTACCAATATAGAAGAACGAGAAAAAAACCCACCATTTTGGAAAAAGACGTTCAAGGGATCTGATGAAGAAACTGCTATTGAGATCTTTGCTAACAAGAAAAAAATGGAACAAATGAGAGCCGAAATTAAAGAGCATATTACTTGGCATTACGGTAAATCTGCATGGGATGAGGTCTTACAAATTGAAGCGCAAATGCGTAAAAGACGGAAAGACGAATTATACAGGAAACAAGCACAAATTGATAGTCTTATTAATTTTGGAATTGGTGCGGCTATTTTTGCTATTGGTGGTAGCATACTCTTTGTTGGGTTTTATCTTTTGGGTCAATGGCAAGGTAGATGGTAGATGTGGGTGTTGTTGTGGATACAGCTAGTAAGCGGAAGTTTTGACCACTATCATGTGGGTAGTTACTCTAGTGAAGAAGCCTGTAAAGTTTCTCAAAAAGAAGCAAAAGTGCTTGTTACAAAC